AACGGTTGATTAACGGGTATTTCCTCGTTATCTGCCTGTTCATAACGGAATTGCCGTTTGAATGGGATGTACTTAGTCCAAGTAGCTTCTCCTGGCAAGTTGGGGTTTTCCCTTTTTTGAGCCTCATCTCTAGTATTTAGCATGTACCGTTTACGCCATAGTACTGCATACTGGTCAGTATTGATGGAGCGCGTGAACCTACTTAGGCCATCCACCTCTATACTATTGAAGTCAACGGATCTTCTATCGGTATTATCACGGAAGAAGTTGTCAACGTCTATGTCATTGGCGGTTTGTTTGTTACTTATAACGGCAAAGTTAACGTACATTTTACGGCCCGCCTCTCCTGCCCATGATTCTACGTAGAGCTTTATACCACGTATATTAACCAAGTCACGCATGCGTTGGTTATTACCAGCACCCTCGTCTATGTTACGTACGAGACCGTACGTATATAAAGTACGGGTATTTAAAGCTTCACTCTGTGAGTGTATAGTAACTGATCTACAACGGTCAGTACCTACTCGTTCACCTACATACTGAATTTGCCTACGCTTAAATGAAGTTTTTTTCCCATAACGGCTTTTATAACGTCTACGACCGTAAGTACTTAAGGCTCCTACAGCAGCTAACGCTTTTCTAACGCCTCTACGACGCTTTGCACTTCGTACATAGGGCATTGCTGATAGTCGTTTAGGCATTGGTGGATATGCTAACCGTTTATATAAACTAACGGCCGACCGTTTTAATGGACTTACTGGTATTGAAGATAACAACGTAGCCGCGTTACGTATTTGTACTGGGGAAAACATTTTTCCAGATTGTGCGAGGACACCGAAGGTGATTATTACCCGAGCACAAATGTGTCCATGTGTCTCACAATTTTAAAAACATGCCGCACGTTATACCAGATACAGATCCTGTCCGCCAGTTGACTCTCAAGTCGCGACATTGGTGTTTCACCATCCACAATTGGATTGAAGATACGGAACAGCATCTTGCTGATCTATCGGAGACCGAACAGGTTGAATACTTGGTCATCGGACGCGAAGTCTGTCCCCTTACTGGCACTCGCCATCTCCAAGGTTTTATTTCTTATGTCAATCGGAAGTTGGGCCGCGCAGTCATCGGAGATCTTACCTCCTATGCCAATGCTCCACACGCCCATATCGAAAAGTGTAAAGGCCAGCCGTATCAAGCCGCCGTCTATTGTAAGAAAGACGGTCAGTTCGACGAGTTCGGAGAACCTCCTACGAAGTCAGGAAAGAAAGGTGTTGCAGGACAGTTCGCTATTTATCGACAATGGGTCGAAGACTTTATGGCAACGCATGCAAGAGGCCCTTATGAAGCGGAAATCGCCCGTGAATTTCCAAATCTTTTCTGCATGTACCATCGCAGACTTATCGAACTCACGAAGCATCTCCTACCCGCTCCCCGTCTCGAAGAGGGAGAGTTACGCGACTGGCAAATAGACTTAAATACGACTTTAAGTGATGAAGGTAACGACCGAGTTGTAATGTTCTATGTTGATACTGAAGGTGGCAAAGGGAAGTCTTTCTTCCAACGTTGGTGGATGACTAATTATCCTGACCGCGCACAGCTACTTGCCCCTGGAAAGCGTGATGATATTGCTCACGCTATTGATGTTTCAAAATCTGTGTTTCTATTTAATGTACCAAGAGGATCTATGGAATTTCTTCAGTATGGAATTCTCGAACAGTTAAAGGATAGAGTGGTATTTAGTCCGAAGTATGAGAGTCAATCAAAGATTATTTTAAAGAAGACGCACGTAGTGGTATTTTGTAATGAGCCTCCGGATGAATCTAAGATGTCTCGAGATCGTTATCATATAGTATATTTATAAAGGTCTCCAGCCCCTTGGGCTGGACGAGGCGCCCTTGGCGCCGTCTCCCGCCGCTTCGGCGGGGCCCCCGGAGGGCCACTAATCCTTAGTATTTCTAAAGTAAGCTACATGCCTCATGTTTAACCCTAGCGCGCTTGTCACTATAGGTCCTGATTCTGGTTCTCTAAACAGATCTGCCCAAATAACCAAAAACGGTTGATTAACGGGTATTTCCTCGTTATCTGCCTGTTCATAACGGAATTGCCGTTTGAATGGGATGTACTTAGTCCAAGTAGCTTCTCCTGGCAAGTTGGGGTTTTCCCTTTTTTGAG